GTGCCAAGACCAGTAACAGAGGAGTTGGCAACAACAATTGCTACGTTTACAGCATTAGTTACCTGACCCTGTGCATTGATGGTGACTTGGGAAACAGTAGAGGCGTTGCCATACGTTCCAGCAGTAACAGTAGTATTGGCAATAGAAATCGTGCCTGTGGTCGTAATAGGACCACCAGTAAGTCCTGTGCCTGTGGCTACGTTAGATACCGTGCCACCACCACCGCCACCACCAGTTGCTACTGTTTTTAACATGATTACATCCCATCGCCCGGAGTGATATACACGGCAGCATTGCTACTAGCAGTAATGCCTGTGAAATAAGCGTTTGGCACAAAAGTAAGAATCTCGTCTGTTCCGGCAAGTAGCGGAAAAGACAATCCTGTTGTAGTGACAACTACCGCATTGTTTCCTGCATCACTTGCGCTTGTGCCGTATCCAAGGAATACAGTCACAGAGCCAGAGTTAATGATGCGGTATTGATTGCCGCCAAGCGTAGTAGATAAGCATTGAACAGCCGTTGGAGCAGCCACGTTAGCTGTAAAAGCTATCGTGTTGCCTGTTTTGGTAAAAGCATTAAGTCCCATTATTTGCTTTCCAAAGCCACTATACGGGCGGTTAGTGCTGTGATTGTTGCCTGTTGTTCTTGGATTGCTGCTGTTAGTGTTGCTACCAAGAACGAAACATCAATACCTTGATAATCAGGAACAGTTCGTGTACCCATTACCGCAGGGGTTGTAATTTTTCCTTCTTCGTCTTTAACTGCGGGTGTTAATTCGTATTCTTCTTCACGGGTTGCGTCTTTTTCTCCGCTAACTGCATGAGGGCATACTTCTGCTAATTCATGGGCTATGAAACCTTCGCTATTAGAACCATTTTGTATCCATTTAAAAGTAACTGGTTTAAGTTGCGCTACTTTAGCCAATGCACCCGTCATAGGTGCAATATTTTCTTTTAGGCGGTAATCTGATGAAGTGTTGTATGCAACATTTGTTCCATCTGTACTAATAGTTCCTTTAGCAGAGCCGTTATATAAAAAGTTTACAAGTCCACCAGTAGTTGATAGTCTATTTAAATTTAAAGGGAAATCTCCTGTTCTAGCAATGTCTATAACTCCATTACCAGAAGTTCCATCATTTCTAAAATTTATACCACCATTATTAGCACCACTAGCAGATGCTACTGATGCGCTTGTAGTGTTGTACAAAAGATTTCCTGAACCAGCAATCCGCATCCTTTCAGTCAACGAACCGCCACTTGAGTTGTAATTTTTAAAAACAATTTGTCCGTAGGTACTTCCCGCACCACCGCTGTTATATTCGTTTGTAATGTCTAGTGCGGCATTACCACCATCATAATTAAACTTGGCAAACGCATCGGTTGTGTTACCACTTTGGAAACCATTTCCTGAACTTCTTACTAGTCCTGTAATCACCGCACCTTGTGAAGTATCAACAGTAATCGCGGATGTTCCATTGGTTGCCATAGTGATATTGCCACCAGAGGAAGCAATAGACACATTGGAAGTTCCATTAGAAATAGATGTCGATGCAAGATTGCTTGTTCCACTAGAAAGGGTTACGTTGGTTAGCGTAAGGTTTCCTAGCGTAGTAGTCGTATTGCCAAGATAAACAGCCGTATTGCCGAGCGTAATTGCTGTAGCAAAGTTGGCATCTAGTTGAGACAACGGTATTGACGTTGTTACGTTTGCAAAAATATTTGGAACTGCCATGTTAGAACCTCACTCTTAATTCATGTTCGTATTCGAACCCATTGATTACAAAATTAGCACCCGTTGATGTAACGGTCATGCCCAAATACTTACCCCATTGCTTTGCGTCAGTCTTGTACAGGGTATACCCACCACCGCCAAACCAAGTGATTGTCGCTGAACTGTTGTTTGTCCAAGCAATTGGATTACTTAGATTATTAAGCCAAGTGACTAATTCTCCAAGTGTTACAGGCAAGCTAGAACCTTCTTCCGAATCTACTGTGACCGTAATCTCAGCAGCATTAGTCAAAGTAGCCTCAATGCCAACCTTCAGAGCTTGCTTAGTTCTGATTGGGTCTTTCATTGGGTTTAGGGAAGTCTGCACATAACTGTTTATGGAAGAACTTGTATCCGCATACAAACGAACACAAGATGTCCCATCTGTTCCATAGAGGTTAATCCTGCCACCCAAAGGCGCAGAAGTGATGTAAGCCAATGTGTTACTAGCGCTAGTAAAAAACCATTTTTTCTCAAAAAATATAGCTTGGATATACCGACTAGCACTAGACGTTCCCAACCCACCCGTATATTTGAAGTTGAAGGCAGCGCACAAAATGCTGTTTATCAACACCTGACCCGCATACACAGGCGAAGTAAAGTCTATGTTAGGGAAAACCCCGTCTAGGCTATCTGAGATTTTGCTGGTTGTAGAACCCACTAAGGCATATACGCCATAGTCATTCATAAACAGAACAGACCTAAAGTAAGGGTAAATAGCGTATGGCAGCTTAGAACCTACCGAGGCGCTAACGTTGGTATTAGTAAACAGCGTTGTGCCAGCATTAGTCACCCGAACATCTGAGAAGACGTTGATGGACTCATCTCCAAAGAGGTATAGGAAGTTGTTTGCTGACAACAGTTGAGTAATGTTGCCGTGTAGGGTTGCGTCAGTTAAAACAACTTGACCCGCAGAAACGCTTATAAAGTCGCTATACGACCCCGCAGCCGAATAGCTGACCGTGCGCCCGTTGGCTATCCAAACACGCCCTGAAAACGACTGTATGCCAACTACTGGCTCAGTATTAATGATTGCTTTGGCTGTCGCATTAGAACCGCCACCACCCGTAATAGTCACCGTGATATTAGAAGAGTTGGTGTATCCACTACCCACATTAGTCATCACGGCTTGGGTAACGATGCCACCGGCAACAATGCCTTGAGCCGTAGCATTTGAGCCACCGCCACCACTAATCGTCACACTCAAGTTAGATGCGTTGGTATACCCAGTTCCACCGCCTGTAACTAGAACTGAAACCGTACCAGTAGCAAAGGTAGTAATACCAGCTACCGCATTAGCACCAGAACCGCCACCACCTACAAAGGTAATTGTTGGAGAGGCGTTATATCCTGTCCCCGCCTCTGTAATCGTTATAGAAGATACAGCATTAGCCGTGATAGTTGCCGTAGCCGTAGCCTGTACGCCATTAGCGTTGTTGGGGGCTGAGATGATTACTGCTGGCGCAGAGGTGTAGCCTGTTCCCGCTTGAACAATACCAATTTGTCCGACAGCTCCAACAAAGACTAGGCTTGTGCCGTCCCAAGTGAAATAGCCCTTGGCGGGGTCGGCAATCAAAACACGTTCATTTTTCCATTGGGATACGTTAATTCCTGAAGAACTAAAAGTTCCCGCAGGAGCAATTGTGCCTTTGACATTTGTGTCCAAGCGCACAAACTCAGCAGAGCCATCTGTCTCAAACCCAATAAGATAATCAGTTAAACCAATATTGGCTGAACAAAATGTTGTAACTAAGCTAGTAAAGGTTACGTTACCAACATTGGAGTACGTTGGAGTAATTTTGATGTTGCCATAGCCAATAGGCATAGCGTTCTCAAGCCAAGAAAACTCGTCATCGCCAATAGCCGTTCTGTTCGCCTTGGTGTTTACACCCTTGAACTGTTTGACAATCTCGTAGGATTTTTTTTGCTCTGCGGCTGCCATGTCTTAGAACGGTGTTGAGTACGGGTCTGGAATCCTTCTTGTGAAAGTGGATGTCAGCACCGACTGGGTTTTTTGCTTGTACTGCTGCAAATAGATTTCAGCTTCACCAAAAGACTGTTCATAGAATTTGGCAAGATGAGCCGCATAGAACTGAACAACAGTATCGTATGGTTCATTGATGGTATCTGTATCAGCCAGATTAACCAAAGCAGTTGGCAGAATAACCGTGTCCAACTCAGCTACATAGGCTTGGTCTGGAATTGGTCCGACATAAATTTGAGATTGACCAAAAATGCTAAAAGCAATTGGTCTACCAATATAGTTTTGATAATAACGCAACTGAGCGTTAAATTGTGTCCAAGGCAAATACCGTAATGGAATTCTTGAGTTTCCCCAATAAATGTTTACGTTCAAAATATCAAGCGTCTGCAAACCCGATGGCAAAGCAGCAAAGTTAATAACTTCGCATGGTGCAACATATTGATAGGTTACCGAGCTGTCTGTCAGAGTCAAAGTGCCTGATGGAGGATAGACGTAATTATCAGAAGGATAAGGAGGAACTTCAGAGCCTAGCGTCCCGCCTACAATAATCTTGTAAATAAAGATATTAGAAAAGACATATTGGTTAGCAGTAACAACAAGACCAGTCGACCAAATGACTGGATTATTGCCACCCGCTACTGGAGGTGCTGGCGCTTGGGTTACTTGCACAGCTCTCGAACACCCTGTGTCGCGCACGACACGCTCACGCGCACTATTGATGTAGCCGATTAGCTGGTCATTAGTGTAGAAGTTAGATTGCGCGTCATGCAGCAAATATCTAACTTGCGTGATATAGCCTT